AAATAGTGTTCGTATGCACTAGAATTCGTATATCCAATAAAAAATTCATCTTGAGCTTCTCTGTATCCAATACCAACATTTGACACGGCTGTCGAACGTGTCATTACAAATCCCAAATCAAACCCAGCATTTGAATCATAGTTATTTTTTCCGAGTTCAACAATTGAGTCATCTATACGTAAATTTTGTTGTGTAATGAGTGTAGTATCTCCCAATACTTCAAGATTTCCTACTACTAATAATGTATCGGATATGAAAACATTACCTGTAATATGCATAACATTTGTTGAATTATCATCAACAAAAAATTTAGAACCAACATCAAGTGTATGTATCGGATTTGTATTTGATATACCAACTGGACCATATGTTATGAAACTTGTATCTGTATTTTGAAACTCTACTGTATATGATGCAATATTACTTACAGATATCACATCATCTAACGATCTAAACAAAGTTTCAGCGGAATCTACAATCTCTTTAGTTACTGTATTATATACAAGTGTGTTTGAGACGACACTTGTATCACACCTAATTGGTGCAACATATAACCCAGATTGTGGCGCAGAAAGAACAGTATTAGACGCATTAATCACAATGGTATTTATGTCTTGTTCGTCTGGAACGTTTTTACCAATTCGTATCCTTTCGGATCTTTCAATGGTATTCAAGTTCTTTCCCATTTATATAATGGATGATTTTATTTTAACAAAATTTTGTCCAACCACTTAATTTGTATCCCCAGAATGTGTCATTTTCTGTATCATATACAATAAGCCCTGGCTCAGGTTTTCGTATTAAATTTAATTCTTCAAATGTCATACGCGGTACCAATAAACCACGAGTTTTAGAGTCTATGGATAATGCAGCTGATGGATGTGAAGTAGCCGAACCAATAGTGACACAACCATTTCCATCAATAGTCATACTTTCTTGTAAAGAACCACTTGGTCTTCTTGTTTTGAATACAATACCACCTGGTCGTCCAGAAGAAGTCCCATTATTTGATTTGGTATATGCATTAATTTGTGCAAGTTCATTAATTTTAATTGCATCAACTTCTCCTAGTGTAGATACAATCCTCGGTTCACTAAAAATTGTAATTCGTGAAGATGCCTCACTTGTACCTACTCCTATATTACCTATAGTACTCAGTGAAACACCTGGATTTTCAAACTGTGTGGATACCACTGTATTACTTTGTTGTTCAGTTACACTTTGAAGTGTGCTTATTGGTATTGCCTCAATATTTTCGACTCTACCCACAACTGATGTAATTTGTGTTTTGATATATTTAATGTCCTTTTCGCTTGAATATACATTAGATACCATTTCTTCGAGTGGCTCAAATCTTGGTATTTGTTGTTCTAAAGTATCCACTTTGGGCATATATGTTTGTAATTTTCCAACAATTGGTTCAATGCTTTTGATTTTTGGGATGAAAGTATTTAAATGATTTACTGCTGGTACGAGAAGTTCAACTTTTTCAATACGTGGAACGTACGTTTCCAAGTTACTCACGATTGGTAAGTACGTCTCAACATTTTTTACTTTATTTTCCAATGTATCTACCCGTGGGTATATTTTTTCCGCATTTGTTATTCTTTTTTCTGTAGACTCTACAATTGGTATTATACCATTCAACTCTGAATTTGATTTTTTTATAGTTGGAACGAAACTTTCTAAAACATCTGCTTTTTTTGACAATGACGAAATATTAACCGTATGTTTATCTATGATTTCTGGGATATATTCAAGTTTTGAAAATCTTGATTCAAGTTTTTCAGTTTCAGATACTCTCACTTCAACATCTTGTATAGATTTTTCCAAAACATATACTTTTGGAATTTCATTTTCAATTGTTTTAATCTTATCAATCTCGGGTTTCAAGCTTTCAAGTGTTTCAATTCTAGATACATTCGAAATCAAATCGGTTTTTTGTGCTAATCCATACAATTTTCTTCCATCACCCACAAAATCTCGACCATAAATAGTTTTTTCAGATTGTATCACACCATTTACATATAACTCTTTACCAATGAAAGTACCTCCATTAATTACGGCTGCATTCATTGTCAATGTACCCGTTGTGGTGTTGCTTATTTGGTCCAATTGAATACCCGTTAATAGACTACCATCCCCGTGATATTTACACGCGTATACATCTTTTGAGATGTGGAGTTCTGGTAATCTATATCCAAGTTGTTCATAAGACAAGTTTGATAATAACCCACCATCTCCGTGATATACTTTTGATGTGCACGTATCCACATTTATATCTGTGGTATCAAGTGAACCGTCTATCGTGACACGAAGTGGCTTTTCTGAACTAAAATTCAAACTTCCGTCATAATCAATCGATACAGTATCTTTCCCGTGTATCATTTTTATAGATGGACTCTCGCGAGTATCACAATCAGTTTTGCCTATGACAAATTCTGGATTTTCTATGTAATACTTATTAATTGATGTTACATTTATAACATCTAATTGTTCAACTTCGAGATGTTTGAAGCTTGTTTTTACATTTGACGAAGGTGTTGATTCGGTGATACTTTCTAAAGATAACTTGTCTCCAAAAACAATCTCTTTACTTTCTGGGTTATACATAAGCACATTCATTGATTTCTCATAACGAATTGGCGATGCATAAAATCCATTAGCGGATGGCTGCGGTATTTGGGTTTTACTCGCATTTAAGATGATTGTATTTTCTGGTTGTGTTTCTGAAGTATATCTACCAAGTCTTATCTTCTCCGTGAGATGTAAGGTATTAATATTCTTTACCATTTAGTATATTATTGTATTTTAATTTGCATAAAGCAACCCTGCCATACCATTTTCTATCCTGAGAATGTTATAATTTACGGCATAAATTGGATTTACAATTGGTAAAGTCTCGCTATATATTTTTGCGGATGTTATACGACTAAAGTTTAGAGAACCAGTTGGTTGATGTAAACTTGATGTTGCGCAAAATGGATATAAGAATATGTCGGGTGAAGTCACAAAGTTTGTGTGATAGTAATGTGAAATATCTACAAAATGTGTTTTTGCCCACCGATACTCGCACATATCCACACCATTTATGTCAAATTTAATACGATTTGTTACCGCTGTGAGCGCACTTTCAGATGATGTATTTGAACTTGCAATATATTTCACTGGATGATTAAAAGTCAATTCTTGTACAAGTTCATTTGATGCGATATTTTTCTGAACTTGAAAAATAAGCATGTCATTTTTTCTTGATGCAATGTTACCTCTCTCTTCATTATCGATGTAATAATAATTAGAATACATATTCCAATTATATTCTTCCGCTCTAGAACCCCACCGAATTCTTAATTCAATGTCGTGGTATTGAAGAGCTACAAGTGGAAGAGCTGATTGTAGATTTTCACAGAAAAAGAAACGAAGAGGGTAAAAATACGATCTTGAACTTAATCCTGGGTGGGAACCGTTAGAACTTTTAGAAACATTTTGAGCGAATGTATCTATGGCGACAGTCTCACTAAAAATTGAATCTTGTTCATCGATAACTTGACCACCTATAACCAATTGAACACTTTCAATAAACTCAGTCCAGTCTTCAATGTCAATACATTGTGTATTGTCATCTGCGGTTAAATATGTATAGCCCAAAAGGTCACCACCTCGCGCAACACGGACTGTTGATAAAGAATTATTTTTCACACTTCCATAAATTGTTTGTTTCTCAATGGATTGTGAAAAATTGGAATGTCTTTTAAAGGACGAATTAAAGAACGATATCTCTGGATTGCCTGTAATATACTCATCCTGAGCACCAATAGCTACAAGTTGAATAATGCCAGAAGACATGTTATACTACTTTAGGTAGAGAAAATTACAAGTTTGGCTTTCTACACACAAATCTAAAAACTAAGAAATTCTTTCCAGCTACGACTGGATTTCTAATTGTATTACCATCTTGATCTCTAATGGTAACACTAAGACGGTCAATACGTCGAATTGGATTGATATATTGTGTTACAATTGGATAGTTATCCTTGAATACAATGAGATCATTCCCATCGCTTACGATGCTCGCAAATGATCCTCTGAGTATACTCATTTCTGCCTGTCCAGTGAGAACATTTGAAGCTCTATCACTGAAGATAGAATCCAATTCTTCTACCGACACATAGCAATGCTCAGTAACAACATTCGATTCAATGTGAGCGGCAAGAAGTCTAGCCTGGACCACATTACGGAGGGGTTGTTGAAGATGGCAAGTGAAAGTATTGGCACTGTCTTGACCAATTGAATCAACAGTTATTGTATGATACTCATAGTCGAGGTCTGGAATAGTTTGGATCGAAGTAACCAAAGCCATTTAGTATTAGTTTAGATTAAAGTTCCACCAATTCCATCCGCGATACTGTAACCTGCTTGTTCAGCAACAAACTTTCCAGCACCACAAAGACCACCTGGGGTCAAACTTTTGGTGTAGACACTACCCTCACTGGTATGTCCGGGTGCACATTCAATACGGTTTTCGAGGTCGAAGATCGACTTTTCATTGATAGCGACAATGGTAATTGGTCTGGGTTGGTACTTACTGGTGTTGTTAAACATACCAAGCACAAAGATCAAGGCAATCAAAGCAACGATGGTAGTGATAGCATTTCGGTTGGCACGGTTAAGGCTGAGCATTTATAATGTACATATATAATTTTTTCTAAAGTGCGTTAAAGGTAATTGAATACTTTCCTATTAGAGAGTAGATGGACGAAGAAATTATCATTGATAGAGGGAATACCACTGTGATGAAATTGGATGCTGATGAACAGGCCCTGATGGATGAAATTGAAATTTCAACTTCTCGTCCCCAACCTGTTCGCCGCCCTGTGCAACAAAGCTCATACAAACCACAACAACACCAAGAAGCCATGGATGCTTTTGTAAATCCAAACAAACAATCGGCGCCAAGTCGCCCACAACAAGATGAAGAAATTGATTATGGTGAAGACGAACCAATGTTCTTTGACGATGGTGACGATGGACAAGACTTTCAAGAAGAAAAACCTTCCAAGGGGTATAGTTCTATTGACGAAGAAAAGGCAGATTTGATAAATAAGTTGGGACGCCTTGAGAAGAAGGGGTTTGCTGTAAACAAACGACTTAATGCGTATTCAAACGTAGATGAACTCCGCACCGAAGTAAAGAGAATCACATACAGTATAGATGTCGACCAATCTCTTCGCTTTTCTAGGCGTATGTTGGTAGCCTGTGTCACTGGACTTGAATTCCTTAACAAGAGATACAACCCATTCGAGATTCAACTTGAGGGTTGGTCAGAATCAGTTATGGAAAATGTAGATGACTATGATGGTGTATTTGAAGAACTATATGTAAAGTATCGTTCAAAGGTCAGTGTAGCCCCCGAAGTCAAACTTATTATGATGTTGGGTGGTTCAGCTATGATGTTCCACTTGACAAATAGTATGTTCAAAACTGCACTCCCAAACATGAACGATGTACTTAAACAAAACCCAGATCTTGTCAAGAATATGATGGCTGCTGTTCAAAATACAACAAGATCACCGGGTAATAATCCAGCTCCAGTTGGTGGAACTGGTCAATATGAAATGCAAGGACCCGGTATTGACATTTCCAGTATGATGGGTGGTATTATGATGCCACCACCACCACCAATGAATACATCAATTCCAGTAAGTGAAGATGATGATGATGACATGTCCGATATTGTATCAATTTCAGGAGAATCCACTGGAGGTGAAGTCAAGGAAGTTAATGTGGATTCCTCAAAGTCAAAACGGGGTCGCAAGAAGAAGAAGACCGAAATTAATCTCTAAGTAAAGTATAATAATGATAGGTTATTGTCCGTTAGAGGATCTTGAACCTCCACAGAAACAACAGGTTGCGGTAACACCTGTTGTTGAACCAAAGGTCGAGACCAACGTTTTAAAAGGTCTCGAAGATACCGAGTGTAATTACGTCGTCATGGCTTTCATTGTCGGCGTTCTATTCTTAGCCGTCTCTGATTCCATCAGGGCGTAAAATGTTTTATTCTAATTCTACCTTTGGGTTTTCCCCAACTAGGTAAAATTATTTAATATGTGAATGTCGCAACGGTTTGTGAACCACCCACGTCATCAAGATCTGCTGGTGTGGCGTCTCGTGTAATTTTTTCCAATTTACCATTGCACGCAGATACAAGTTCTACCAAAATATCATATGAATATTCACGAGTACCATCAATATTATATGGTTTAATACTTATACCTTTCGTACCAGTTGTGACTGTAGGGTCCCAAGGATAAGGATTTGTACCCCCAAATATGTTATTTGTACCCACTGCGACATCGACTGTAGATGCCGTTCCATCACCCGTACCCCCTTGAACTTCCAGAATCATAGTACTTACATCGGCTACAGTTGAGCTATCCGTTCTCCTTAGCATAGCTGTAATTTTTGCATAAAATGCTCCGGTACCAAACATGAGCTGAACATCATAAGCGGAACCTTGTCCAACTGCAAAGGTTTTAGAGTATGTCTTTTTTGATACTTGGTCAGAGTTTGTTATTATCCCACCATTCACATGAAGTGATGTATTTGCAGTCGCACCTTCTAGACCAATAGCTACTTGATTACCAAGATCAATCGCACCATCAACCGCTAAATCACCCAAAATCTCGAGGTCACTTTTAATACAAGTTTTATTTGCTACTGTAACCGGAGTAATGAAGACATTGCCAGTTCTATCAAGATAAATATTCGCGGTACCAGCGGTTGTTGTGAGTTCTACGATGGCGTTACTTGTTGAACTCTGTATTCTTGGAACACCATTATACACATGCAACTTCGTAGCTGGTTTGGATGTACCTATACCTACATTACTTGACTGAATGAGATGAATACAATTTGTTAATATGTTACTTGTAGCAACACCCATTACAAGACCGGTTGTACTATTAGTAGAATTACTAAAACCTTTGATATATCCACCTTCCCCGATATTTGTATAAATAAGCATTCCAGTTTCTTTGTTAGTGCCAGGACTTTCAAGTCTTAATATATTTTGACTGCCTGTACTTGAATTAAATATGTGCAAGTTTGAACTTGGTGAAGCTGTTCCAAGACCCAAATTACCACCGGCGTCAAAGCGGGCAAACTCAAAGTCAATCTCAGAGGTAACTTCGTGTACAAGCGTTAATGGACGACGAACACCCCCGGTAGCTAATACATTTCTTATGATATTATATCCCTCGGGTGATGAAAATTCAAGACCAGATAATTTAAATGAACCACCACCATCAAATTCAATATCACCATTGACGACAAGTTTTGTATTAACACCTCTATCCTGCGCGTTGTTACGAGTACCACCTACAACAACAATTTGATTATCACACACAACCAATGGTTTATTTAATAAACCATCCATATCTGCTAAGATTGCAGTTTCTCCGTATAATTGTTCACCCACAGAAGTATATGTTTGAAAAACATGCTCACCAGCTATGTAACGTACTCTATCCGGACCTGTATCTGCAGATGCGGTAGAGTCACTACCTTTAAATATTAAAAGTTCCGTCTTTGCTGGATATAATTGATTGTATCTTCTCTCTATAATATATGTATTCCCATATTCTTGGGAACCTGGAAGACCACCAAATGACAATTGGTTTCCAATGACGAGATTTCCATTAACTTCTAATGCTTCTCTTGGATTATCTGTACCTATACCAACAAAATGTGTACTACCATCTATAAACACAGCCACCTCTGTGGAAGAAGAAACTTTTTCGTGGTCATTTGTAATTCTAAAGTCGCCATTTGTACCAGAAATACCCGTAGTCCATCCACTCAAAACAGATCCATTTGTTTGTATATATGATGAAAATGCATTTCCAGATGATACACCCGTTTGTGCTGTGATTATAGCGTCACCACCATCGTGGTTATGTACTAACAATCCATTTCCCGTTGGATCTGCAATTCCTTCACAAGCAATTTCTAGATGTGCATCTGGTTGAGTATGACCAATACCAACCTTACCATTACTAAGAAGAGTCATAATTGTTGTATCTTCTTTGTAGTCAACATTCGCAATACAAATGTCGAGTCTAGAATTAGACTGCCCAGCTTCTATTATATGTTTTCCTAACTTGAATGTCGCCCTAGCACCGTGATGTTCACTCGTAGTACCTTCTCTTGTTAAATGTAGTACTGTACCAACATCTGCAGTACTTTGTATGGGAGATGTATTTGTGACCACTAGAGGAGACCCTAAATGACTATACCCATTACTATACACAACCCGGTCATTTATGAACACGGTACCACCCGAGGTATGAAGCCGCCCAAAAGGACTTTGTGTATTTATACCCACATTACTTGATTCCAAAAGAGTCAACTTCGGTGTACCCATTGTGGGCGTTGTACTCGCATAAAAATTGAGACCCTTCCCGGAACTGACTATATTTTCAATTTTGTTTTCACCGGTCGCTGAAGTTGAGTATACTCGCATTGAAATGTTTCCACTAGAACCCCAAGTATTACCATATACAGACGCGTTACTACCGATAACAAATACGTTACCCGCGACTGTAAGTCTTTGAGTTGGATTTGTAGTTGATATACCTATATTACCATCCGAATTGATTCGTAGTCTTTCGGTATTTTTAGTTTTGAAACGAATATTTTGATGAGTATTTGATGTACTCGCACCATATACTTCAATTGCACTTGTATTTGATGTAGTTGGACCAGCTTTTACAATGAGTACATTAGATGTACTATCTCCACCTAAACGGTCACCGTGTATAATAAGATTCGAGGACGAAAATATAGACTCGGTTACGAGATTTGTTGTGTATGTATTACCAAGTACGGTTAGTGTATTAATCGCATCCAGATTTGCGATTATTTTATCACCTATTACAAATGTATCTGTTGGTGCAGTATTTGATACACCAGATGGAGCTGTGCCAGTGGTACGAAAAGCGTTCATTTGAACATTACTTCCGATGACAACTGGTGCATCAGCTTCAGGATTTAAAGTGAGAATGTTCCCCACCGTAATACCTCCACTTCCAATGGATAACTTGTTTACAAACACATTACCACTCGCATGCATTACATTAGAACCCGTATCTTCAAAGAATACATTAGAACCTACACAAAGATCATATATTGGATTTATATTACCCGCACCAATATTATTTGAAGTATAAATGTCACCGTATACATGAACATTTACAGCTGCTGTAGTATTTATTCCAATTTCAGAAATACCATCACCTGCGTAACTATCGGTATGGAAAAATGCCATTTCTCTACCTCTATCACCATTTACAAACGCCATGGCAACATTCGAATAAGGTGTACCAGGTGTCATTATAAATCCAGTTTCCGCACCCAAGTCGTTATTACCATATCCAGCGTGAATTACTGCATTGGATACACGTAATTCCTGAGCGGAAATCGATGTTGAAGTATCCGTAACAGTAAGATTACCGGTGACTATTACATTACCAGTGATTGTGAAGCTACCATTTTGAAAAGTATTACCAGTTATTCGCAATACATTCGAACCATAACTTGATAACGAAATGGCGTTACCTATGTATGCATTTGATGTGACATACAAATTTGTAGTTTTTGTACCACCTACAACACTTATAACATTGGAAGCAGTTCCGCGCATTACAAGATTTGCACCAGGTGTTGACAAATTATGTTGTAAAATTACATTAGTTGCCACAAGATTTCCAGCTACTGTCATAAGATCACGACCAGTTGCGTCAATATTTACAATAGTGTTTCCGGTAGTGGGATGGACAACCTGAAAAGTTTTAGTGGGGTTTGTTGTACCTATAGCAAGTTGGTCATCTACAAAGAAACGAGATGCACGTCCACGATCTTTGAGATCAAAAACAATTGTGTTTGTTTCATCTATAAAAAGTTTATCTCCAACGCTAAAAGATTTTGTAGGAGAAGTGTTTGATATAGCTAAACGACCACGTACACCATCTTCATTTGCAACCATCCGGATTTCATTTGCCTCAATCTCGCTCGTCAAAATACTTTTGACTCCTGTAAGGGTTTCCTGCTCAACGGGTTCTGCGTCTAAACTAGCCACATAAATTTGCTCGAACCTAGCTGTTCTACCCATTTATACATTAGTTACCGAATAAAATTCCAGCTAAACCATCCTTGATCCTGAGTACATTATAGTTTACGGCGAATACATAAATATCTTTTTGACTTACCCTAAAGTTTCCCTTTTCTGCTCCGCGTATTATAAGTTTTGCATTATCAAGTCTACTGAAGTTACACGTTCCGGACGGATTGTAGTCTGATACATTTAAACCAAAATGATATGCAAAGTAACGAGTATACATAAGATCTTCTGTATCAACTCTAAAGTCGGTTACCCCATATTTTGATTTATAGTAGTTTTGTACCGTGTGGAAGTATGTTGGTGACATATTTTCGAGAAGTGGTGTTCCATTCATATGAATATCAGCATTTCTGAATGTAAAGCGATCATTTGTGGGATCAATACTTGTTGCCGAAAACCCAAAAAATAGACTCTTTACAGGGTGATTTAATGCACTTAAATCTAGATCATTATATCCACCAGTTTCAACTGTATTATCAAACACATTTGAAAGTGGAAAATCTAAACGTTGCGTCTGTGTAATAACTAGATCCATTGGTCTCTTAACAAGTGATTCTCTCTCTTCTTTGTCTAGGAAAATGTAGTTTCCATATACATTCATTCGTTTTTGGGCGTCAGAAAACCCGGTAAGACTTGAATTTTTAAAATTTACTCGTACTTCAACTTGATGATGTGCTAACGATACAAGAGGTAAGAATGCCCCATTATCACAAAAGAAAAAGTGAAGTGGTTGAAAGTTTCTATTAGAGATACTTGTTTTATTTGTAAGTTCCTGTGATTTTGGATGACTATCTGCGAGATAATTTGGCCAAATGTCGGCGTAATAATCATAATGCTGTGAATCAATTTTTTGACCCCCAACATAAAGATCAATAGTCGAATCAAACAAAAGATTTGATGAAACGTTTGAGTTTTTATCAAGACCCTCAAACCAAAGACAATTAATAAGATCACCAAGAACTGGAACAATAAATGTAGAGTCCCGGTCTGTAATAGTCTTAATTAACTTTGGAGCTTGTGAAAAGTTTGTGTGTCTAGTAAACTTCATACGAAAGAATGAATGACCCTCTTCACTATTAAGATAAACATCTTGTACACCCTTTGAGACAAGTTGAATCAATGCACCAGACATTTATTTATTGTTTAGATTATAAAAACAGACACTTTCCCTGAGGGAAGTCATCTTTCTTTTCTTCTTCGGCAATTTTACCGTGTATCTTGAAACCACCTTGACGATACACCTTTGTTCTCTTGTAATACATAGCCGTAAAGATAGACCACGGATCGTGAATATCGTATATATGTGGATTGTTCTTCTTTCCCTTTGTTTCTCTCATAATACGACCAATACTCTGGGTAATATCAGATTTCGGCGAAGCCAATATAACTGTGTCAAGTGTTGGAATATCAAGACCTTCGTGTGCTTGACTAAAAGTTGCAAAAATAATCTTCTTCTTTGAGGATTCTTGTAAATCGGCTTCCTTCATACCACCCATATAGAGACCCGAAGTCTTTGGGAAACATTGATGGAGCATTTCACAGTGCCATCTTCTATCACTAAGAACAAGTAATTGCCTCGTACCCGCGGAAGCCTTTTTAACCAATTCTACAAGCATTTTATTCCTTTCACGGTCTTCAACCACTTCGGTGACCATATTGGGCATAGAGAGTTTTCCATTTCGTGTACACGGTGGTGGATTCCTATATTTTTGGGATTCGTAGGTTATCGGGAACACTTCCACTTGTTCCTGGTTTTTTCTTTCCACTGCAAAAAATGTAGGACCCATAAACCAATGAAGGACCTTTGTGAGACCATCTTTTCTTTCGGGAGTTGCCGAAAGACCAAATATATGCTTTGGACACATCTTAAATAGGGACTGCGAAAACACCTTTGCACATATATGATGGGCTTCGTCAACAATGAGAGTACCGATAGAATCAAAATCACTAAATGAATATTCCTTTAGAGATAGTGACTGAAGCATGGCTATGACAAAGTCACACTCAACCTCCTTCTTATCTTGTTGTACAATTCCAATTGTCGCCCCGGGGCAAAACTGTTGAATTCTCTCTCTCCACTGATCTGCAAGAAATTGCTTATGTACAACAATCATAGTACGATACCCCAACTTACACGCTATCGCCAAGGATACGGTGGTCTTGCCATACCCACATGGGAGTGAGAGAACTCCATGACCTGCCTGAAGAGCCGCAGCAAGAGCCTCGTTCTGATGGGTTGTATCTCGTAACTGCCCGACGAATTTTGCCTTTGTTCTGACTGGGTCGGGACGCCTGTCTTGACTAGGCTTACCAAGTTTAGCAGTTCCGTAGAATCTTGGAACGCACACTCCATTCTTAGCTGCTCTAAAAACTTTGAAAGGTGGTGGAGGGAAACCATAGTCGCTATTGACCTGTGGTCTTACTGTCAATTCTTTTTTAATTTCTTGAATTGGTCCCTCAGTCACGAGATAACCCGTTCGTGTGAGCATTTAAAATATAAGGACTTTAACTTTTAATAGACACAAGCTTCCAAGAATATCCACTGTAGTCACCTACATTCCAAACACCCATAAAGTCAACTTCAACTTCAACTTCGTCGTCTACGAGTAAGGATTGAATTGGTTGACCACGAACTTCACACATGACTCGTCGATAACGAAATGGAACTTTTACGGTTAATACTTTACCATCCAAAGGATTATCGATTCTCTCGTTTACAATCATATTTCGCTTATTTGTGTGCATTCTTTGGGCAATCTCCGCACACTTTTCAGGTATGACCAAACGAATATACTTTTTCTCGTTATGGTCATACATGGGTTGATATACTTTGGCTAGAAACTTCATTGGTTTCTATTACGATAAATTAGAATTAAAACTATAAGCACTAAAAGTGTCACTGATATGACTTGAGTAAGTAGAAGTGGTTGAAGGGGTTCACGTGTTCCAAAACAGGTGTGACTAAGTGCACGAGATACCTCTATTGCCGCTTCTATACTTGAGTATGGTGTATTTCTTGGAGACATCATACCACACATAGCAACGCTTGGACATTTTCCAAAAAATGGAAGTTGACCGTAGAGACTGAGAACCCCGGAAGACTGTGAGAATTGCCAACGTTCACCATCCCATATCGCTCCCCAACCAAATCGTATCTGTTTGGGAAGAGGTACATCCAACTCCTCGAGTACTTTACTTCTGAGTTCATCCGGTGGACACGTAAGTATATCTTCGGTGAGGTCGCATATAACACACGAAATAGTATTACCATCTGCAAGAACAACGGGTTGAAGATTTAATTTTGTAGAAGCTGCAATTTCAAGATCGTCTCCAAGAGTTACAGGTTCGTCAAAGTCTAAAAGAACATTTATACATCCATATGTACTATCTCTTACCTTCTTTTCCACGTCTAATCCCCAATTGTCTCCCAAGAACTTGAGAGCTGGACTATTGTCTAAACATAAGAAAAGCATCCCATCGTCAATGACTGTTTCGTCAACAAATTCTGCTCGATACCCCTTTTCATAATATTCAACTCCCTTGAGTTCCTTTTCAAATTGAAATTCCACACCCGCTTCTTCGAGCGCCTCTTGCATGGCGTCACACATCACTTTACCAGAAACCTTTTGGGTACACTGCTTGGAAAATGCGACGTGGTCAAAGCTCTTTACAAACTCATATGCTGACATGGTGTTCCATGTGACACCATCCATAATGAGTGGTAAGTGTTCAAGTATAGCTTGTCCGCCTTCTGTGATATCCCCGAGGGCATCTTTTAGAGATACCCCCTTATAATTTTCAGGTTTGGTAAGAACTCTGAAAGCGAGGGATGTTAGAGCACCATAATCCTTGATACGTAGTGAGCGACGCATAAAAGTATAAAGATCTTTATCCACGGGTTCAAAAATGTCGTTCCAATTAATATTCATCTCACTAAATAACTGATGAGTATTTACAAAAGCCTTGTCGAAGACAATTCTGTGTGCGTGAAGATCTCTTAAATCACCTTCGGGTTCCCACCAAGAACCACCCGCCGATGTTTTTCTGTCATAAATCGTGATATCGTGATTGCCAGATCTAAGTATTTCCCACGCGAGAGACATCCCAGATGGTCCAGCTCCAATGATATGAATCTTCATTCTATTGTAAACCCACATTTTTTAAATGAAACCCTCCTTACGCTCTTCTGGAGTTTTAATGGCATACATCAAAGTAAGGAAGATTGTTGTAGATATGAGGGCGTACTCGATATCTTGTGTGGCACTAAATGCAATTAGCATGATGGAAATAAAACGGAAAATTTTATTGTTGAAGAGGGACTTCAAGTTCTTTGGAATCTTAATGGCGTTACCAGAGAAGAGACCTTGATACAAGATGAGAAGTGTAAATAGTATGGGTTGCGACTTAAACACAGCTTCTGTTCGTCTGGACACTGGACCAAGAAAGTTCGATAACATTTTCATTTATAATAACCTAAGATATTTTTAAAAACTTAAAAAATAAAAACTGGGTGTACAGTAGGATGCTATGTGTCGCGAACCATAGACCCGTTAGGGTGGTAACAAATCAAAAGGCTAAAACCTGGAAGTTTGCTGCCAAGTTTCTGTGGAAAAACACATTTGTACAAAACAAAGCCGAACTCGGTGAATGGACAAGAAACCAACTTCTCGATCTTGGACCCACTTTTGTAAAATTAGGACAGATCGTTTCAACGAGAGCGGATCTATATCCACCCGAATTTACAAAGCAATTGGAATCTTTACAAGATAATGTTCCTCCCGTGGACTACGACATTGTACAAGACATTGTAAATATAGATATATTCGAAAACTTTGAAAAAACGCCTTTCAAGTCTGCGAGTATTGGACAAGTACATCGTGCAACACTGAAAAATGGAAAGGATGTTATCGTAAAAGTTAAGCGTCCCGACATCTACAATATCATGAAGAATGACACAGACAATGTTAGGGAAATTGTTCGTATATTGGAAAAGATTGGCGTTGACACCGGTAACAGTTCTGAATACGTTTTAAATGAATCCATTGAGTATCTTTTGGGTGAGGCGAATTATGCACAGGAAATTAGCAATGCTGTGAGATTCAAAAAAAATATGAAAGATGTCAAATGGATTAAAGTTCCTAAAGTGTATACAGAACTTTGTACAGATGATACAATTGTTATGGAGTATGTGGAATCTGAAAAACTTACGGAATTAACTGATCCAAACATAAACAAGAAGAAGATATGTGAAGCACTTATCAATTCTTATGTCATTCAAACTATGGACAAAGGCTTCTTTCACGGAGATCCACATCCGGGTAATTTGGGATTTTCACCAAAAGGTAAGTTAGTATTTTATGACTTTGGACTCATCGTGAACTTATCGGAGGAACTTCGTAATGGGTTCAAAGAAATTTTCAAATGTATAATCGATAAAGATACAAAGGGAATTGTTGAAGTTCTTGTGGCTCTCAAAGTTATTGTCCCGATGACATCGGATCTTTCTGATATAGAACTCTTTTTTGAAACAGTTTTGAGTTATTTGGAAACCCTCGATGGTTCAAATTTTATAAACGACGATGTAGCATTACAACTTGCAGCTGAAAAGCCATTTGTTGTACCTTCAAGTTTTATATATTTAGCAAAATCATTTTCTCTCATAGAGGGAATATGTCTAAAATTGGATCCAGATTTCAACTACTTTAACTATCTTGAACCCATGATCAAGCAACAGTTTATTGAATCTGTGGATATACAAGACGCTATCATGAAGACTGCCGAAATGCCTGCGAAGATACGAAACATAAGTACAGCTGTTTTGGGACTGGAGAAATCCAAAGCAGCCATGAAGAGGTCTATGTCTAAAACGAGACAAGAAATACGCATGGTTCAGTATAGTATTGTGAGTGCGCTTATGGCGCATCAATTTGATGATACACCATTGGCGTTTGCTTTTGTGCTATGTACTTTATGGTTTGCATTTAGTTCTCGAAAAAATCAATAGCGACTTCTTCCTTATTAGTGGAACCCTTGAAGAAATCTTGGTGCTCCTTGAAGATCTCCTTAACACGTCGTTGTTCATCGCGACTAATATCCGAAAGCTTTTCTCGGATCTTAGTCACGTCATCTCCTGTACGCTTCTTCATCTTTTTGCCAAACTTCTTGAAACGCTTAGTATTTGCCGCAAATGTAGTAGAGGTTGTAATTGAAAACATTTTTGTTTGTTACATTCTAAGGACATTTATTTTTTAAGTTCAATCGCCTGAGTTTCTCCTCAAACTCACGTCTTTCTCCTGGCGATTCAATCTCTTTGCCAGTTGCAAGAGCTTCAATTTCTGGTCCTGTGAGATGCATCGCATTCACGCGGAAGTCCTTGAATGCTTCCATCGTGATAGGTACGAGGGGTTCGACTAAGTCATAAATAGCATTCGCATAGTCACGAATCTCCTTCTGTGCGTGATGATCCATACGGAGATGAAGATAGTGCATTAGATTATGAAGGTTAATCTTCCAATAAAATTCGGTATATGTACATTGTGGAAGATTACCACGCGCCTGCTCTCGACAAACCCCCTGTTCAAGAAGGTTCTCGTATAAATCAAAAGAATATTCTAAGTGTTCATCAATTTTTCTTGTTTTTTCTTCATCAATTTCAACGACACCCTCAGAGCCTTGATTATTCACTTGAGATTGACCTCGTAAAATCCCTGGGTTGTAGTACTGTTTCGGTACGACTGAATATCGGGCGGAGAGTTCATTAACGGAGGCTGTTCTATGTCGAAAGTGTTGTCTTGCGATGTAGAGGGGCATTTTGATGTGGAACTTGAATTCCACCATTTCAAAAGGGGTTGTGTGCCAATGACGAAGCAGGTATCGGAGGAGTCCACGGTCTCCTCGGGAACTCTTTGTCCCGTCTCCGTAGCTGACTCTTGCAGCTTGTACGATTGACGTGTCCAAATTCTCTCTCGGCATGTGATCAACCAATCGTACAAATCCATGGTCCAAGACATCTTTTTGCATAGTATTATGTTTTACGTTCCCCCCAAATCTTTAATCAGGTAGACTGTAATGTTTGTTAATGAGTTTAAAAGAGTAAAACACAAAACTATTATGTATACACCCACAGCGTTATCTTTGTTCTCTGGTTGTGGTGGTGATACACTTGGTATGACGAATGCCGGTATTGATGTGATAGCGTACTCTGAATTAAAAACTAAATTTCAAGAAACACATGAATTAAATTTTAATAATTCAAAGTTGATTGGTGGTGATATAAATAAGATATCAGATGAAGAATTTGAAAAATTATCTGGTAAAATTGATATCATTTTTGGTGGTTTTCCCTGTCAGAGTTTCTCAAATGCTGGTAAGAAAAATCCAGATGATATGAGAGGTCAATTATATCTACAGTTTGTGAGAGCTGCGAAGATAATCAAACCCAGGTATATAATTGGTGAAAATGTAAAGGGTTTACTCACGCGTAAAACATCCAATGGTGAAAATTTTATAGATATCATTGTGAAGGCTTTTAGCGATGTGGGATATACTTGTCATTATAAAGTTTTAAAAGCTCATGAGCATGGTGTTCCACAAAAGAGAGAGCGTCTTTTTATTGTTGGGTCACTGGACAAAGATTTTACATTTGATTTTCCAGAAACTTCCAATGAAGAAGTAAATCTAAAAAACATTCTTACATTTGACATGGAAGGCGCCGTGAAAGTTCCCAAAGAACTTATCGAAGAAGCTGGTGTAGCCGAAGAAAGTATATTACTTGGGGAGGGTGAACCGAGTGGAAAAGTTCATCCATATCTTTCGTTACATGAAAAAGCGAGAGGTGTTGTTTGGAAAGATAAGCGTGTTAGTGAGTATCAGTTCTCATTTGGTAAAAGAATATCTCCCATTCATTGTGAAATTGTAGATATTACAAAGCCGAGTAAAACTATCATATGTACATATGACCATCAACCGAGATTATACGTTGCGTTAAAAACGGGTGATGACTATTATTTGAGACCATATACTATATGTGAATTACAACAGATACAGGGTTTCCCCTCAGATTATAAGTTATCTGGAAGTCATAAAGAACAAATTGTTCAAATAGGTAACTCAATCCCCCCAAAACTAGTCACAGACATTGTGAAGTGTCTCAATTTTCCTTATTCGTGAACGTCCAGTTAGGTCGTGGTCGTGATTTAAGTGATTTAAGACCATTTGGAAAAATAACAGTCTTTTTGAAAATCTCACCATAATCGTAGTACGAGATTCTACCATCGTTCACAGCATCTTGAATTGTTTTCAGTGTATTGTCATATAGTAAATTTAATTCTTCTACATGACATTTATTCCAATTAGACGCATTTTTATTTTTTATAAGTTCACTACAGTGTTTGATTGATATTTTCTTCTTCTTTGTATCGATAAAGATATAATAATAGTTGTCATTTTCACTGGGTACGGTATCATTCAACTTGAAAGTGTTAGCGGTGCTAGACTTTTTACATTCATATGTAATAGGTCGCGTGGTTGACGGAAATATAACGTCTCGAATATCTTTGGATTGTTGCGAAGAAGCAAATGAGCCTATACGACCACCCATAGATCTGATTACACCAGCCACAACACGACTGTATATTTTTTCTTCGTGTTGTGTTTCAGAATTATTCGAAAATGTATCCCAGTCAAATGCGTCATATAGGTGACGAGTTAATAACTCATTAATACGTACGACAGATTGCATTTTTAGATTTAGATTTAGAGTATGTATCTCCCAACTTAGGTGATATCATTCACTAAGTCTCCGATGTCCTTGTAATATCTTTTGAGATCCTTCATAAACCTCTTGTTATTCTCAAGGACTTCACATTCAACTTTATTCAGATATAACCACGCCAAGTTTGATTTTGAATATTTTGTTCTCTTCTGGTTTTCATTAGGTTTGCGAGGTACTAACTTTGTAGACTTCTTCGGTTTTGTAGTTGATTTGACTTCTACTCTGTTCACAAAACTGAGAGCTTGCATAACCGTGTCTGCCAAGTCGTCCTTTTTCTTAGACTTTAGAAATGTATCCAACCAATGTGCATTTACCGAATCACTTCGGATGAATTCTTCACACCTCTCTATGGAAACCTTCTTTCTTTTATTATATTGCGATTTCCCAGGTCCAGCAACATCTGGAATTTTATGACGCGCATCGTATAAAATAGTTTCCGCACGAGGACATTTAATGATAAAGTACGCATAAAGGAAGTGCATAACGGAAACCATTTTCTTATTTCGATCCGGTTGTTTCTCAATCAGAATTGTCTTCGCGGTAAGGACCCAAGGTCTTTCGTCAAGGTGATTTCTCAAGGAAACATAGATACCATCTTTGTGTTCAGGTGGAACACCTGAGACATCCCACTGTTCAACAAGGTTAGAGGTTTCATTGAGTAAGCACATAGCTAAGTTCCGAATACCAACATCGATACTCAGAATCATTAATTAAACGGGTCTTTATGTCTTTAAATTAGTAGTTACCCCCACCGTAGTTACCCCCACCACCCCCCTTTGGTTTTATAGCACCCATAATAACTGGAAGAAGTATGATAAGACAAATACACACAGAAGATGCGATACCTGGACCAAACATACCCGCAAAAAGAGCACCAAATATATCAGCTATACCTTTATTCTCAGTTTTAGCAGAGCCAGACGCAGCCGCTGAAAGTTTGTTCAATACGACACTGTCAGAAATCGATTTACTGAGAGTACTTGTAAGAGCAGTTGCAAGCACTTGAGCATGCACATCCTGATTCCAGTTGATGTCACCACCTTCTCGGCAATCGTAACCATCGATAATGAGTCGTCCTCCTTGAACGACAACACTTTCAGCTTTTGACTCATTTTCATTTACAGTTTCAATCGAGTTTTCAATAATATTTTCAATTTCCATAGTAACTTCTTGGTTCACATTTTGTTTATCACCAAATTGAAAGTTACCAGCTTGGGTAGCCTTTTCAATTTGTGCTTGGACTGAAGCCTGCATTTCATTTGTGATTGCATTTTTAATTTCAGTTTGAACTTCCGCCATTAAAGTTGACGTAGCGGTTACAGTTGAGTCAACTTTTTGACCAAACGAAGAACTACATCCACGTACGTTTCTCATGACAACTTCTAAATTCTGAACAACTGCACCCGATGCAGCAGCCGACGCTTTATTTTTTGTAACTTGTTCATAGATACTCTTATTGATGGCTGACATATTGAAACTTTGATTGATTGTCTGTGAACCACCACCACCCATGATTTATTATAATGGACTGAGAAAAAAATATTTTCATATTACAAATGAAACTCAGTCTCAGGAAGATGAAACTTAATCAGGTTATTTTGATCGCCGCTATACTCGCGGTGATAGGTTGGAACATTATGCGAATGAGACAAATTGAAAAATTAGAAGATGCGAAGACCGAAGCTATCATGTATGTTGAAAATTCAGAAGAAATAAATCCATTCATTGTTTACGGTATGGTAAAAAAGCAATCTAATGATGAAGAAAAGGCGAAGAAGGCGCTTGTATTAGCAAATGACAAGAAGAAGTCAGAACTTTTGGAATTTTTGAAGACTGTGTAAATGATAATCGATAGATGACAACCTTAATTTTACCTCAGGAACATTTTTCTGTGGTAAAGATAAGAATGCCCTGCGAAGTAACCGTATGGCAAAGTCATAATAGGGAAGGTAAAGCACGGAAATTCACAAGTAGCGTCCCTAATTTAGATACTACCGAAATTAAAAGAAACACGATAACTTCATATGAGGTAAATGCGGATAATGGTTGTCTAATTACAGCATGGAGACATCCAAATTATGGATATGAGGGTAGGTACCTAAAAGGATATCAAAACTCCTTGAATTGGCGCAGAAAATGGAACGATAATAACTGGAATGATGATATTGATTCGATTAAGATTCAGAAAGTTGGTCCACAGGGTAACGACTTGGGTAAATATTTATGGCATGATATGTCGGTTCCATATTATACACCCTACTTACCACAAGATAATTATTGTGAGGGTTGTAGATGGTGGCCACACGTAAAAACTCCAGAAGATTCAGCTAATGCTAATAGAGATGATGTTATGTTACGTGAAGGTGTAACATTTAGACCATGTCCAGGTGGTACCGGTTATTTTAATTCTGGTTCTGGTGTTCGTTGTATTTATAGCAAAACTGATGATGCTCAATTGAGACAGTTAAATTCAAATAAAAATGGTGTACCTAATGATCCACGAGCTACTATGTGGACAAAACTCTCGGATCAATTTTGTAAAATTCCAGGAAATATTGAAAAAAATCCTGGGGGTAGTACTTGTTTGGAGAGGGATACAAGCAATAAACTTGCAAAAGACTATTGCGGAGTGGGAGACCGTATGCGTACGGAGGCTGGGATATGTAAAAAAGAAAACTTGGGTGAAACCTTTTACAACGAATTGGCTGAAAAATATTGTAAAACAATTACTGGTCAAGCAAATGATTGGTGTTCTTGTTATAATGTAATTAATAATGTTTGTGACAAAAAACAGAGTGCTGCCGGATGTGCAGAAAAAGCTATCCACTACGATACCCTTGTGGAAGCAACGCCTGCGGAGTTTAGAAGCGCTTGGGCTGGTCGCGCAGGTTGTGTTGGACAAGTATGTCAAGGTAACAAATATATAGTACAAAATGCGAATCAGGGGTGTGACGCACCTATACAGATATGTAAACAGGATATTAGCGCTTCCAATTTAAGCGAATCTTCTATAGCTGCAACATGTGAATTGAATGCAAATAAAGGTGGTGGCGATGGTGGCGATGGTGAAAACAATAAGGGCACGGGAGGTATCTTAGAAGACAAGAAACTGATTGGTGCGGGTCTAGGTGTGGGTACTATTTTTAGTTCATCGTCGTCGATATTAATTATTATAATAGTATTTTTATTAATGAGACGTGGATCACCCCAGAGTAAGTAGATAATCTTTTTTTCTGCGGTAAAGATAAGAGCACATGGGAAGTACAGCCGAGATCGATCAATGCGAAGAAGCTGATAAAGCCTTAGAAGAGGAACTTGGTGCCGACTATCGCACAAATAGACAAAAGTTCCCAATCACATCACAGTCACTTTCACAGATTGCAAGTACTGGATGTGAATCCTATTTTGGATACGATGCTTTGGTTAAAGAATATTGTTCGTCTACAAGAGCATATACAGACCCAATAGGAAAGGGGTTAACATGTGAAAATCGCACAGATCTAAAAATGAGAGCAAAATGGTGTGCACTAGATGACCCCGGATCTCCCGCTGGAACACGTCTTAAGACGGACAAACGGTGCACTAAAAGTGAATTAGCGGAAGAATACGAAACTTCAGCTGCCAATTTCTGTAAAATATTTCTATCGGATAAATGGTGTTCGTGTTACAACCTAAAAAATAAGGTCTGTTATAAAAACCCAGACGCGGCTGGATGTAAATATTACAAAGTCCTGGAAGATAATCGTAAAGTACTTGGACCGGAACCAGAAAAACAGATACCAGGTAATCCACCCAAAACCGAGTATGGATATTCTACAGGCTATACCATCCTAAAAGAAAATGCACATTGTACACCCGAAGCATGTACAAAAACAGAAGATACATTTGTACCAAACAATGCATTGTCCGACTGCAAACCATCTTACAAATTTTGTGATAAAGATATAAATATTCAATCGACGACGTTTGCTCAAATGGTAGTTTTATGTAATGCGGGTCTTGGCGAACTTAAACTTCCAGATTGGTGGGAAGAAGAGCGAAATGATAATTTTTGGGAAGATGCAAGAGAACCACCTTTTGATAAATTTCCATTAAATAAACTCCCAATAACCCGCTTTCCCAAAAAGTTTAAATGGAAAGATATGAATGTAAGATATTTAACGTATGGAACTATTTCATCAATATGCTGTATACTAATAATTATAATAATGTCAAGCTTAAAGAAGAAATAGTTTTTTAGACTATGTCTTGGTGTTGGTGGTGTTGTCACTCATTCGATGATGCACCTTTAAGTATGCCTTATCGTTACGACGATCGTAGAAACAAGTTTTATACAGCTGGTAACTATTGCTCGTGGAGTTGTATAAAATCACACGCGATAGACAAATATGGAGTAAATAGGGGTGGTATAGTGTGCGGAAATATCATTATTATGCGAAAGAAAATGTATAATCAAATTGGATCTGTGAAGTGTGCGCCAAATAGATTCAAGCTTGTGGAGTTTGGTGGTGATATGACAATAGAAGAGTTCCGCGAAAATCTAACAAAGGACCAAGGTGACTACAAACCTGTAGATACATCTCCTGTAATAGATAACGTTATACCCATTATTTCAAACACAAAGAAAATGGATGAAATAAAGAATGCAACAACCACCAATAGTTCTCTAAAACTCAAGAGAACCAAACCTCTAAAAAGAAATCATAACAATTTAGAGTCAGCACTTGGGCTTATTATCACGCCTAAATCCTAGTTGCCTACTTTGTTTATTTGTTGGTATTGATGGTGGTAAATATTCAGATTTTGTACTATGTATCCATCCAGTTCCGTCGTACGCGACCCACCTAATTCCAATCTTTTCTATAGCCTTTCTACAAAGGACACAAGGAAGGGAATTACCGTGACCATAGCAGGTCTTGCGCTCAACTATGAGTTCTCCGTACTTTCTACTAACCCAACTTTGGAACTGATGAGGTTTATTACCCCTCTTCAAACACTCCCAAAAAAGCTGTTTGATGAGTCTTCTTTCTGCACAGCATATACAATTACTTTGTGCTTTCACTGGCTTTTTTGACATATAACTCTCGACAATATAATATCCCATCACTCGCAATTGTTACACGTCGGACCGGGGAACACAAAGGAGCAGTGTTCACACTCGTTCAGAATGATGACGTTCTTTTTTTTCGGTACAAGACCTTTTGAAAATCGCTCAAGCTCCTTTACAGTATAGATACCGTATTGAATCATAACCCCCAGTGGAGGAAACTTCATTCTAATATACTATCATTTCAAATCCTTATCTTACTTTCCCTTCATACAACACGTAAATAGGTTACCAATAGCCTGCTTAGCCTTGAGCATACCTGCAAAACCGTCAACCATTGGTGGAACCATTGTCTTGAGAACTGTTTCGAATTCGGAATCCTTTTCACCTTCATCAATTTGTTCAATAAGATGGTTTAACAACGCAACAACCAACTTCTTCTTTTGTGGTCCTTCAAGTTTGTTAAACTTTGCGGCATTCATCATCAACTTTGCAACAATTGGTGGGATATCCTCCTTTTGGAGACCATCGCCAAGGTATTCGCGTTTAATGTCTTCCACTAATGTGATAACACTACGAGCATCAATCTTTCCTGAGAACTTTTCTAATATCGCTTCCATTTTATAATCTTAACTTACATTAAAAATGGACGCAAATAACCTCGTTGCGGCATTTGCCTTTGGTGTTGGATTTATTCAAATGTACCAGGACTATCTCAAGTCCGATACATTAAGTGAAGATGCTAAGAGTTCAGTTATACTGGGTCTTATCGCAAGTACTCTCTGGCTTATTCATCAATCTAAAAAGTACGGCATGAACTTCACAGTTGCATACACATCTGTGGGATTAGTTCTTCAGTTGTATATCTTGAACAAGATATTGGTTAAAGAATCAAAGAATAATGATGTCAAGAGCTTATGATTTCTCTATCAAAACAATTAGTGGTAGTTCCTAACAAAGTGAATCGCAAAAGAAGAAGATGTGTAACTTGTGCAAAAATTAGAGATTATCCCAAATTTGCAGAAGCTGTAAATGGTCGAGCTGCTATGTATGGTATGGTGTTTGGCTCTACCAATTGGGCTCTATTTGATATGAATATCATAGACCAAATATACTACCCGCCAACTGCTGCCATAACTATAATGACGAGTGCGGTTGTTATTGCGTCTATGTCGGATGTTGCATCAAAGTCGTCTAATGAGGCATTTGAGCGATATGCTTCACGTGATTATGGTCGCATAGCAATGACTGTAATGGCTCTAATGATTCTGGTGAGCGCGCAATAGAACCAATAAACTCTAACATTTTAACCTTTTCCTCCATAGTAAATGTTCCTGTCCTGCGCATCACGTAGGACAAGAGCATCATAAGAACATATACATTGTAAACGATAGGTTTCATATTTTATTCGTATGTATTAATTGCCGCCATTTTCTTTGGTCTCAACATGAAAATGGCAGCGAGAAGTGAAACGCTGAATAGAGCCGTACTCAACCCTGAATATGTCTTTTCGGATTTCTTGGCGTTATTACATCTTACAGTCCAATTGAGAGCTGCAGCACTACCAACAATACCCAGTATGGAATACACGAGCATGAAAGTGGCGAGTTGATTTTTAGCCAACTTCATTACGAGAAGGGTAAATGGAATTGTGAGACCAATTGTGAGAGTGGCAGCAAGATATTTATTAAGATTCTCTTGAACCGGTTTACCTTTCATAGATTCACACTTAGAATAGACACTCATACCAATGGCAGATGTGATCATGTAGAAGAAACCAAGGAATAAAATCATACCAACCGTACTCCACTTTATCTCAATTGCAATCGTACTGGATGCAAAATCCCTTGCTCTACTATACATTGCAGTAGCTCGTTGTCTTGGAGCGAATTCCGACATTTATTATACTTATAGAAATTAATCTAATTAAATGTAAATGAAACTACCAAAAGTAATATTTGTTAAACATTGTCCAAACCTTTCACCTGAGAGGAAAATCTTCCTCGAGGAACATCTTAAGGAACGTGTACCCATTGAAGACGTGCGATGGTTTGAAGACTATAATCACGATCACCTATTCGTTAAATGGCTCAATGCTAAGTATAACCTTCCATATGGACCAAAACTCACAAGTAATTTTGTAAAGACTCTCATGATGATGAAACAAATGGTAGATGAAAATATAGAGAGCGCTCTATACATTGATGACGATGTAACTTTTCACAAAGATTGGGTAAAGTACTTTGAAAGTATTCCAGATGAAACTAAAGATATTGGATTTCTCAATTTGGGAACTTCACCATTTTTCAATCTCAAACCGATGATGGAACAACTATACCAATTACCCAATAATGGTGGATGTGAGTGTACATGGTGGACCTTGGATATGGCAAATAACTTTTTAAGAGCTATAAATCTAAATGAAGCGATAGATATTGTTTTTCATGGTTTTATGTTTTCTAGTGGAACACCAATTTTAAATATGCCCCTATGTCATCAAACATCGGATCTTATAAGAGTGAGTACACTTGACCATGAAACTCGCAAATCTTCAAATTGGATGGCATACGTGCATAATTATAAAAATCTTCCAAAAGTTGACTTCAATAAACTCTGTGAGGAATTCAAAGAGTTTGAAGAAAAAAAGAAACGTGTTGAAAACAAGTTTGAAGAGATTTATGGACAAAGATTGGAAATCAATAATGTTAAATACATATTAAATGATGACCCAGATCATCGATTAAATATTTTAGACTTTGAACTTCTAATTGAAGACAAAGTGAATATTTGATTTTCCGTAAGCACCGGCACTATACCCAAATGTTGAGAGATCTGTAAGATCTTTATTACCGGCAGTTACATATAATTGTTTACATTTAGCCAATAAAAACCAATCGAGATAACACGCGTATCGTTGATTTTTCGTAACATCATAATTCTTGAGTGTGTCACATTTGTACGTAAGAACAATGTCATGCTCAAGAGTTATAATTTTATTTGGAAATTTAGCTTTGAACATTTCCTTAATCTCTTGACTATCACTCGCAAGGAAAAACTTGGCGTCGGTTGTATCGACAAGTTCAATAAACTTTTCCAATGCCGTATCTTTGGCAAAATAGGCTTTTTTAATTTCACCACTTTCATCCACACCATGACATCCAATATTCTCCGAGTCCTTTGAACAAGCGCCACGTCTAATATGTAGACCATATTCTAACCCGTGATCGTATTTCTGTATAAGTTCTTCGAGTTCTTTATTTGGTTTCATGATTTGTGATAAATTTGAATGAACATGATGAAAATACATAGGATTTATAATAATTCTAGGTTCAAACTTGTCTTCATTGGGAACATCAGTTATATTGAACCCACTAAACTCAACACCCCGATCTACATCAAGTAGACTTTTATATACACGGGGTGTTGGAGATCTAGCTACTAGATCAGATAAACATAGAGCAACATTACCCCACCCCATAGATTCTTGGAGATAAAAGGTTGTCATTATATGCTTAGAGCTTTTTAATTCTTTAATCTTTTATGAAATTTATAAGATCTTCGCGACCCTTTTTCTGTGTCCATCCAAGTGCCTTTAGTTTATTTGCACAAATGTAGTATCTACTGTCATTAAACGGTCTATCTTCTACATATTCAATCCATTCATCATAGTCTTCGGTTTCTTTTATTGTTTTTATGATGAGTCTTGTTATATCCATAACACTCAACTCATCATCGGATGCAATGTTATATATCTCACCTGTTTTTCCCTTTTTCCATGCCATTTCGACTGCGTCAACTACGTCTTCTACGTGCATAAATGCTCGTCGTACATTTGCACTATTTGAACCGTGAATAGTACACTTCTCATCATTCTTTAAAAGTCTTTTAAACTTTGGAATAAGTTTTTCGGGATATTGATTTGGTCCATATACATTATTGCATCGTAAGATTTTGATATTCATGTTGAATGACTCAATATACGACATTACGATCATCTCAGCTGCCGCCTTCGATGCTGAATATGGATTGGTTGGTCTCAATACACCGGTATCCTCGGTAAAAGGTTCATCTGTCTTTGATTCACCATAAACTTCATCTGTACTAAAATGTATAAACTCGACATTTGGAATATGACGACGGCACATCTCAACGAGTGTGTGTGTCCCATATGTATTATCTAAAGTAAATCCAAGTGGACTTGCAAACGAATTATCTACGTGACTTTGTGCAGCAAAATGAAATACATAGTCAAACTTATGTTCTTTTATAAGATTTTCGAGAATTCCAACACTACATAAATTATGTCGAATGAAAGTAGCTACACCTGGATTAACATTGTGTATATTTGAACAATAATCAAGTTTGTCTATATTAACAAAGTTTATATCTGGATATCGCTCCTTCATTATATTTAAAAAATTTGAGCCAATAAATCCACACCCCCCAGTTACAAGTGCATTAGGCATTTATAATAAAGTTTGTAATTGTTTTTAAGTATTTTAATGAAAATATTTACCACGTTTTTGTCCAGCAAATGTTTTGAGTAAATCACACACTCTATCAACATCATCGAGGGTCATACCGTGATGAGCACCCAAGAGAAACCCATGCTTCATGATACAGTCTGCATTTTCAAAATCTCCCAAATATTCACGGAACGCGGGATGTCTCGTAATGTTACCCGCAAATGTCACACGTGTCTGCACGTCATTATCTTCCAAGTACTTAACAAGTTCAAGGCGATCTGGACATTGAAGTGGAATAGCAAGCCAGTTGGGTTTCACCGAATCATCTGGTAGAGTGTAATATGGACAGT